ATAGAAAAGATTACTGAATCTAAAGGCGCAGATTTGTTGATGCAAGCATTCGGCGCAAAATCAAAACGCAATGACGAATATGATTGGTCAATAAATGAAGGCTCTATCAAAGCTATTCCTCTAAGCGGTGAAAAGATTCGTGGTTTCCGTGCTAATGTTCTTGTATTAGACGAATTTTTATTGTTGCCAGAAGATATTATTAAAAATGTATTGATGCCATTCTTGATTGTCCCTCAAGACATTAAAGAGCGTATTAGTATTCGTGAACAAGAAGATGAATTGATTCGCCAAGGAGCAATGACAGAAGCTGACCGCATGGAATTTAAGAACACTTCCAAGATGATTGCTCTTTCCTCTGCTTCTTATACTTTTGAAAATCTTTATAAAACTTATAAAGAGTGGTGCGACAATATTTATTCTAAAGAACCAACAAGTGCAACTTATTTTGTATCTCAATTAAGTTACGAAGCTTTGCCACCAGAGATGATTGATTCTTCTATTACAGAAGAAGCTCAAAACGGTGGATCTTCTCACGCTTCTTTCTTGAGAGAATACTGCGCTCAGTTTACTGACGGCAGTGATTCTTATTTCAGCATGAAGAAGATGGAAGAATGTACTCTTAAGTTTGAAGAAAGACCACATTCTCAAATTAGAGGAGATTCTGGCAAGCAATATATCTTAGCAATGGACCCTAACATGAGCGACAGTCCAAATGCTGACTATTTTGCAATGGCAATTTTAGAAATAGACCGAGAAAATAAGAACGATGTTCTCGTCCACGCATACGCAGGTCTTGGAAGTTTAAACAGCCATATTAAATACTTCCATTACTTGATGACGAGCTTCAATATTGTTTATATCATTTGCGATAATGCTGGTGCTGATATTTTCTTTAACACTTATAATGAATCTCAGTATGTAAACTCGGAATCTGAGAAGATAAAGTTTATTGATTTTGATTCTGATCTTGAGGGTATTGAATATACAAAGATGGTTCAGAAAGCCAAGAGCCAATACAACTTAGAAAATAAACAAATAGCAGTAACTCAGGTATTTACAACTACATTTATTAGAAGAGGTAATGAAAATCTGCAAGCAGCTATTGACTATAAGAAAATTTGGTTCGCATCTAAAACTGTAGCCAACGAATCTTTCTTTAATGAAGAAATAAACAAGAGAATACCTGAAGATCTTATCTTTATAGAAGATATCAAAGATTGGAACAAGTTAGATCTTATAGAGCATCAAGATTTATTGGTTTATAATACCAAAAAGCAATGCTCACTCGTAGAGTTTACTACTAGTAGCCGTGGGTCTGTTAATTTTGATTTACCTCAACACTTAAAACGTTCTAATTCTCCTAATAGAGCAAGAAAAGATAATTACACTGCTTTAATGTTAGCGAAATGGGGTTCCAAATGCTATAATGACATTATGACTACTGAAAATAAAATAGTAGCTGCGGGATTTACACCAATTTTAATTTAAAATGTGTAATTAATTATTAGGCTTATGGCAAAGGTTAAAAAAGAAAAAATTGAGGAATCTTCTTTCGCTCCAATGATGGTAGAAGGCTCTACTCCTGCTCATGGCGGTGTAGCGAGCAGAGTTACCGAGACGAGAAGCCGTAGAAATGCCGCATCAACTATTGAGAGAACAGATCGTTTTCGAAATATCGATGATGGAATGGTGCCATTTAATTATGCCACTGGGTATAATTACAATAAGTCTAATATTGATGTAAGAGACACAGTAATTTTGTGCCAAAAAGCCTATTATAATTTCGGTCTTTTCAGAAATACTATTGACCTAATGTCAGAATTGTCTTGCGGCAATATACATCTTAAAGGTGGCAATAAAAGTGCAAGAGATTTCTTCCAAGCTTTATTCAATAAGATAAATATTACAGCCCTTCAAGATAAATTCTTTAGAGAATACTACCGTTCTGGTAATGTTTTCATTTATAGATACGATGCTGCTATAAGAGAAGAAGATGTAACTAAAATTAGCCAAGTTTTCGGTTCTGAAGCTTTAGCGGCAAAAATTTCTTTACCTGCTAGGTATATAATTATTAATCCAGCGGATGTTCAGGTGAATGGTAATCTTTCTTTTAATAGAGGACAGTACTATAAAGTATTAACTGATTACGAACTTGAGCAAATTAGAAATCCAAGAACAGAAGAAGACAAAGAAATATTAGACTCTCTTGATCCTTTGGTAAAAGAGCAAGTTTTAAAAGGAAAAGCTACAGCAGTTCTATTGCATTTAGATACTAAGAAATTCTACGCTGTATTCTACAAGAAACAAGATTATGAACCTTTTGCTGTGCCAATGGGCTTCCCAGTTCTTGAAGATATTAGCGCAAAAATTGAAATGCGCCGTATGGACATGGCTCTTACAAGAACAATCCAGCAGGTAATCTTACTTGTAACAATGGGTGCTGAACCTGATAAAGGCGGTGTTAATCAAGAGAACTTAAAGACAATGCAAAATCTCTTTGCTAATCAATCGATTGGTAGAGTTTTGATTGCAGATTACACAACAAAAGCAGAATTCGTTATTCCTCAAATTGCTGACATTCTTGATCCTAAAAAGTATGAAGTAATTGATAAGGATATCAATATTGGATTAAATAATATCCTAATAGGAAACGAAAAATTTGCAAATACTAGCGCAAAGATTTCTCTATTGGGTCAAAAACTACTACAAGCCAGACAAGCTTTCGTAACTGACTTTTTGCTTCCTGAAGTTAAAAGAATTTCTAAAGAAATTGGGTTTAAAGTATTTCCTACTCCTTTCTTTGAGGATATGGATCTCAAGACAGATCAAAATCTTAATAGAATTTATACTCGTCTTATTGAACTTGGTGTTCTCACTCCAGAAGAGGGGCTTAAGGCTATTGAAACTGGAGTGCTTCCAACTCCAGATGAGTCTGTCCAGTCTCAAACATCATTTGTTGATTTGAAAGACAAAGGTTTTTATCAGCCCTTAATCGGCGGTCCTAAAGTAGAAGCAGGTAGACCCGGAGGAACAACAGGAATTAAACAAGCTACCAAAAACGTTAAGCCAATTGGCACCTCTTCTAAGGCTAATTACAGTGTTATGAAATTAAAAAACATTGTAGAAGCCACAAGTAAATTAGGAGAAGAAGTGGAGAATTCTCTAAAGAAAAAGCACAAACTTAAAAAGCTAAACGATAAACAAAAAGAAGTCGCTCTTGATATTACTAAGATTATTGTTGCTAATGAAGATAAATCTAATTGGAATTCTAAAATAAATGAATACATTGAAACTCCTGTAGATAAAAATCCTCAAAGAATTGATGAAATTCACGAAATAGCTTGCGAGCATCAAGTCGATTCTTACATGGCTAGTTTGCTCTACCATAGCAAAATATAATGGCTACAAACAGAGTAATATACAATAACGAATTGCTATTCGTTGGACCTGCTCCAGCGAGTGGTTATTTTTTCTCTGATCAAAACGGTATATTATTTAACACTGGGGCTTATAATTTAATTCAACCGCTTAAAAGAATAAATCAATTTAGTTATCAAATAAATACTCAGCCATTAAGGTTTTCGGAGATTGGAAACGCTTCTGCAATTTACGATTATACTTTAACTCCTCCAGATGTCAGTATTAGTTTTAATTATAATATCAAAGATTTACGAAATGAAGCCCGTATGGGTTTTTACGTTGAACTTGGACCTCCTAATTTAGATCAATTTGATGGTGGTCAAGTTTATCCTAGCGGCAATATTCTATCTGGTTTTTCTTTTGGAGACCAGAGCTATGCTTTTAATAATGATTTAACTCAAGCAACTAACAATACATTTAAGTATCCATTTAAGTATAGAGACCAACGCAATTTATTCTTAAGTATTAGCTCAAATAATACAGACACAATAGGCAGCAATATTTCTGGTTTCCCAGTATTAGCTTTTGGTAATTGTTACATTACTTCTTATGGAGTTCAAGCTCAGGTAAATGACTTTCCTAAAGCTACTGTTAATTATGCTGCTCACAATGTAATGTATTACTCTTCTGGAACTAATGCGATATCTCCTTATTTAGATCCAAAGAGTGGACTATTGAATACTGGAGTTCGTTTTAGTATCCCAAATTATAATACTTCTGTAGAAGAAGTTGGCAATACAATTTCAGTCTTGCTCCCCGGTGAAATCGTTATTGATATATATGATGTAAACTCTACTTCTAAAACTAAGTCTAATAAGATAGTTCAAGATGCCGCAATACAAAGTTTTAATTTTAATGTGCCATTAGAAAGAGAGCCTTTAAAAACTTTAGGCTATGTTTATCCGGTAGACAGGCAAATAAATACTCCAATTACTGTTGAGGGTTCTTTTTCTACCATTTATAGGAATTTAAATTACTCAGGCGATTTATTATCAGACATAAGGTCTAATTCTAAGTATGATATTGTTATCAAAATGAATAAGAGTTCTGATACGATCATTAGATACGATATCAGAGGCGCAAAATTCAAAGACTTGTCTTATGACTCTTCAATCGGCGCAAATGCTGTTTTAGATTTTAGTTTCTATTGTGATATGGACATGAATTCTTATCCTCACGCTAATGGTTTATTTATGAGCGGACTATTAAAAGGATTAAGTTACACGAACTTTAATACAAATGGGCCATTATAATTTCCTTAATTACTAATTTTTAGTGTATAAATAATAAGCTGCAAATTATGAATCTACAAGGTTTAGAAATTGAAATTATAGAATCAAAGAGGTCTGGGCCTAAAAGCTCTGCTCAGACCCCTGCTAAACCTTCTGAAAGACGCAGCGGTTCTTCTAAAAATCCTTCTGGCAGCGCAGGAACAAAAAGCGATAAAGCAATAGAGTTTTCTGCTAAAGTAGTTGAAGCTTTAAAGTCTAAAGTTAGAGAGCATAACAGCAAATATTCTAAAAAAGTTTCTCTTTCTCAATTAAAGAAAGTATACCGCAGAGGCGCGGGTGCTTTTAGTTCAAGCCATAGACCCGGAAAGACCAGAGGGCAATGGGCAATGGCCCGTGTAAATACATTTTTAAGAATGATGGCTGGTAAACCAGTTAAAGATTCTTATCGCAAAGCTGATAGCGATATTTCTAGAGCTTCAGAAATTGATATCTCTGATTCTTGGGAACCAAATGATAGCGACTTTTCTCAAGCCGATACCGATATCCAAGATTATAATCTTGATTATGATTTTGAAGATGAGAATGACTTATATTTAGATACAGAACAAGAAAAAGCAAACTGGCTAGAATATATTTAATATGAAAACCAAAGAATTAGAAATCGATATTTCTTCTAAGATCGTCGCCGCAGACAAAGAAAAGAAAACATTAAATAAGCCATTCAGGACTCCTGATGGGCCTAAAAAGTTTTCTGTTTATGTCAAAAATGACAAAGGAAATGTCGTAAAGGTTAACTTTGGTGATCCTAACATGGAGATCAAGAGAGATGATCCTGCTAGAAGAAAAAGTTTTAGATCAAGACATGGTTGCGACAAAAACCCCGGACCAAAATGGAAGGCTAAATACTGGTCATGCTATCAATGGAGGGCGGGTTCTCCAGTTAAAGCTTCAGAAGAGGTATTTAGTTTAGAAACAGAAGCTGGAAAAGGTCTTTGGTACAATATCCAAAAGAAGAAACAACGTCTTGGTAAGAATTATAAGCCAGCAAAGCCCGGAGAAAAAGACTATCCAAAGCAAGACGCTTTAAAGAAAGCTCAAGCTAACGAAGAAGAGTGGGATGGTTTGACTCTTTGGGATCAAAGCGAACTCTTAAAAATTTGGCCTGATTTATCAAAAGCCGAAGAAATGATGGAGCCTGAAGACGAGATGGAATCCGAAGAGAGCGAAATGGAAGAGTACAAGAATGAATATTTAGAAATGTCAGTTGGCTCTTTAAATTCTATTAAAACTCATGCAGAGAACATTCT